CAGTTTCTCGGGCGACGTGCCGACCCTGTCGCTGCCCAAGCTGACCCAAAAAGTCGAGGACTATCAGGGCGGCGGCATGTTCGCCCCGATCGAATTCGCCGTGGGCATGGAAAAGCTGGAGTCGGCATTTACCACCAACGGCGTGCGCCGCGAGTCGCTGAAATTCTTCGGTCTGGCGGACCAGACGGCGACCAGTCTGGTGTTCCGTGGCGCCTTCGCGGATCTGAAAGGCCGCGTGGTGCCGGTGATTGTCACCCTGCGCGGTGGTGTGAAAGAGGTGGACATGGGCGACTGGAAGCCGTCCACCGTGGGTGAAATCAAGCACGGCGTGAAGATCACTTACTACAAGCTCGAAATCGATGGGCGCCTGATGTACGAGATCGATCCGCTCAACATGATCATGGTTGTCGATGGTGTAGACCAGTTGGCCGCCGAACGTTCGGCCCTCGGCCTGTAAGGAATTAGAAAATGACTCAAGCAAGTGCAAACAAAGTGGTGCCGTCGTGGCTGAAAGTGAGCGATGACAGCGTGATCGTCACCATGAAAGGCGCCGTCAATATCGGCGGGCTTCTGGTGGACAAACTGACCATGCGCGCTCCGACGGTGCGCGATCAGCGCGCCGCCACGGCGTCCGCAAACAACGATTACGAGCAGATCGAAATCAACATGCTGTGCAGCCTGTTGACGGCGACCGAGCCGGAGATTGCGGCCCTCAGTGTGCGCAACTACAACCGCTTGCAGGCAGGCTATTTTCGCCTGGTCGAAGAGGACGAACTTTAACGCCGAGACCCAACGGATCGCGGCCAAACGCTTGGCGAGAGAGACCGGTTTCTCTGCCGCCGAGATCGAGGCCATGACCTTTGATCGGATGCTGTGGTGGCTCACGGATTGAGCCGCTTTCGACTCGACGACGAATAGGGCACGCACATGAGCAATAAACTCGCGCTCGGACTGGTCATTGGCGGCGCCGTCAGTTCCACGGTGGGGGCGGCGTTCAAGGACGTCACCAGTCGCATCAAGAAGCTGGAGGACACCGGCAAAAAAGCCCGGGTGCTGGAAAAGACCATTGGCGACACCATGCGTCTGCGCGACGAATGGCTCAAGGCACACAGGGCGGGCGAGAAGGGTGCCGATGCGCTGCGCAAGAAGCTGGAAAACAACCTAGCGGCCCTGAAGAAACAGGGAGTCGAGGTTCGCAATCTGGGCAAGGCTTACACCCAGATGGGGAAAGCGGCGCGGGCCGCCGAGCTGAAGGCCAAGGGACACGCCCAGCTCGATGCCGGCAAGCAGCAGATGAAAAGCAGTATCGGGCAGGCCACGGCGGCCTCGGCCGCGATGATCATTCCGGCGAAGATCAGCGCGGACTATGGCGCGATCATTCGTGACATTGCGATCAAGGCCAACATTGCCAACACGCCCGAAGAGGCGACGTTGTCCAAGACCGTGATCGACACGTCACGCGACACCGGCATGGCGCGCAATCAGGTGGCCGAGGTGGTCAACGCCCTGGTGGGCGCCGGCATGGAGCTGGACAAGGCCCTGGCGTATGCCCCGACGGCGGCCAAGTTCTCCGTGGGGCAGGGGTCGGACGGTACTGAAACCGCCAAGATGATCAACGCCCTGGGGCAGAACGCCAAAATTACCGACCCGGCCATGATGCAAAAGGCGCTGGAGGCGATCGCCTACCAAGGGCAGGCGGGCAGCTTTGAGGCGGCCGACATGGCGCGCTGGTTCCCTGAGTTGCTTGCTGGCATGGGCAAGCTGGGCATCACCGGGATGGACTCGGTGACGCAGCTGGGCTCGATGCTTCAGGTTCAGATGAAGACGTCCGGCGGTTCCGACGAGGCGGCCAACAACCTCAAGAACTGGATGGAGAAAATCGGCTCCGGCGACACCGTAAAAGCCTACGAGAAGGCCGGCATCGACTATCAGGGGTCGATGAATACTGGCCTGCAGAATGGCAGGTCCACCTTGGAATCCAGCTTTGCGCTGGCCCAAAAGTACATTGAGGCGACCGATCCGAAGAAGGCCGCCGAAATGGCGAAAGCCACGGCCGCGATCAGCAAGGAGTCTGATCCCGAGAAAGCCAAGGCCATGATCGCCTCCCTTGAGTCGGCGCTGCGTACCGGCGACCTGTTCGCCGACATGCAGGTCAAGGGCGCCTTGACCGCGTACATGCAGAACAAGGATCTGTACGACAAGCTGAAAAAGGAGTCGGCCAGCGCGACCGGGATTCTGGACAAGAACCTGGCTGAGCGCCGGGAATCCTCGGCGCAGAAACAGGCCGAGATGGTGCAGGGGCTCGATGACGCCATGCGCGGCATTGGCGATGTCATGCGCCCGGTGACGGATGCGGTGGTTGACGGCATCGCGTCGGTGGCTGGCGGGCTGGCCAAGCTGGCGGACGAGTCGCCCCGGCTGGTGACGGGCATCGGTCTGGCCACCGCCGGCTTGATCGGTCTGTCGACGGCGGTGAGCGGCTTCAAGATGGCCAAGGGGCTGATGAACATCGGCCGCGGCTCGCTGATGGGTAACCCGAACATCCCGCAGAAAGTGATTGTGACCAACATGGGTGCCGGCGGAATGGGCGGGGGCATGGATGGCGGCGACCTCGATGCAGGAGGCGAGGGCAAGAAGGGCAAGAAGGGCAAGGGTAAAGGCAAGGGCGGTGGTCGCATGGCCGGTCGTGGCATGGGGGTCGGATCTGTCGTCAAGGGCTCGGCGGTTGTCGCGGTGGTTGACGCCGGTTTCAAGGCCTATGACACCTATCAGAACGCCGAGACTCAGGACGAGAAAGCCGAGGGGTACGGGGCGGCCGCTGGTGGCTTGGCGGGCACGCTGGCCGGCGCGGCAGCGGGTGCGGCGATCGGTTCGGCCGTGCCTGTCATTGGCACAATCATCGGCGGCCTGATCGGTGGCTACTTGGGTGGCCAGGGCGGGGATGCCCTCGGCGGCATGCTGGGCAAAAAGATGTTCGGCACGCCCGAGGAGCTGAAGCGGATGCCGGCCGCCGGGCCGCTGATGATGAGCAATGCCGGCAAGGACATCCCGCCGGTGATGGGCGACATCGCCAAGTCGTTCACCAAGCCGCCGGGGTCGGCGCCGCTGGTGATGGCGCAACCGGGCCAGTCGCCGGTGCCGGCCGCGTCAGCGCAGATCGGCGATGCCGGGCGTTCGATGATGCTGCCGGAGGCCAGTGCCGACGCCAAGGCCGGGCCGTTGGCCAGACCAGCGCCGACCGCTGCACCGCCGGCCAACATCGAAGCCCGGGTGGACATTCAGGCGCCGTTTTCGTTGACCGTGCAGGGCGACGTGCAGGACGCCAATGCGCTCTACAACAAGCTCAAGCCGATGCTCGATCAGCACTACCGGGACCTCGCCAAGCAGCAGGAAAACCGCAAGCTGTTTGATGCGCCGCATGTTTAATCAGGGGGATTCATGGAAGCATTGGGGCAGTTGCAATCGGGGATGAAGTACTTGGCCACCGCCGGCGAGACGGGCCGGCGCAGCCTGGATGGGATGATGGCGCCGATGAATGGCGCGATCGGAGAAATCACCGGGGCCGCGTCCGAGCTGGAGGGGTTGCCCTTTGTCGGGCCGGCGATCGGGGCCAAGCTTCAGCGTGTCATGCGTGGGGTCAATGCGGCCCAGGCGCAGGTTGGCCGGGTGGTGGCCATGTACGGCACGGCTACCCGCGCGGCCGCACAGATTGACGAGCGCCTGGGGGTGCTGAAGGAGCAGGCCGGCCGGGCTGCCACGGCCATCAATAAGATTGCCGGCAAGGCCAGCCCGGCGTTGGCCAACATCGTGCCCACCGGCGCCTTTGCCACGGATCAGACGCCGGCGCCGGAAGCGGTGAAGCCGTTCCCGCACCTGTTGATCATCCAGCCGCAAGACCCCAAGGCGCCGCAGTACACCTTCAATCTGGACACGGCCGCCTTTGACGAGCTGCGCCGGTCAACCGAATTCCGCTGGGCCTCACAGGAGCGCCTATCGCGGCGCCCGGCGCAGCAGGCGGTGGGCATTGGCGACGAGAAAATCACCCTCAAGGGGGCGATCTTTCCGGGCTTCAAGGGCGGGCTAAAACAGCTCGACACCCTGCGCGCACTCGGCGCCCAGCTTCAGCCGCTGACCCTGACCACCGGGTATGGCGACGTGCTGGGAACGTGGTGTCTGAAGAGCGTGGACGAGGAACAGAGTTCGCTGATGGCCGGCGGCATTCCGCGCAAGCAGGCCTTTACCTTGGAGTTTGTACGCTATGGCGACGACATGCAGAACATCTGATGGGGATCTGCTGGACACCATCTGTCACAACTATTACGGGCACCTGAATGGCTGCGTCGAGGCGGTACTGGATGCCAATCAGGGGCTGGCCGACGAGGAACAGCCCTACCGTATCGGCGTGGTGATCGTCCTTCCGGATCTGGCGCACCCGGTGGTCGAGGCGATCACCTTGTGGGACTGATCCCGTCCGCAGGCGCCGCCGGCGACCTCTCGCGTTACGCGTAACGCTCCGTTTACTTGGCCCGCCCCGTGCGGGCTTTCTTTTGGAAAAAATCCATGACCCCCCGATTCCGCATTGTTACCGACGGCAACGACATTACGGCGCTGTTGAATGACCGGCTGATTCAGTTGAGTGTCACCGACAAGGTCGGCATGGAGTCCGACGAATTCGAACTGCGCATTGACGATCGCGACGGGCTGGTGACGTTGCCGCGCAAGGGCGTGGGGATCGAGGTCTATCTGGGCTACCTTGAAACGTCGTTGGCGCGGCTGGGCCGCTACGTGGTCGACGAAGTCACAGTGTCCGGCCCGCCGGATACCATCGTGATCAAGGGCAAGGCCAGCGACATGCGCGGCAGTGGCAAGACCACCCGTAGCGGGAGCTGGGAAGACGTGCCGCTGTCGAAGATCGTGGCCGACGTCGCCGCGCGCAATGGCTGGGCGCCAGTGTGCCCGGTCAGCACGAAGGTGGCGCGGGCCGATCAGCTCAATGAATCCGACTTCAATTTCATCACGCGCCTGGCCAAGCAGTACGACTGCACGGCGAAAGTCGCCGACGGCAAGTTGCTGGTGATGCCGCGTCAGGGCGGGCAGAGCGCAAGCGGCAAGGCCTTCGCGCCGATCGTGATCACGCGCCGCGATGTCAGCCGCTGGCAGTTCCACTTTAGTGATCGCGACTCGCACAAGGCGGTCGGGGCCAAGCATCAGGACAAGAAGACCGGCAAGCTCGCCGTGGTGTCGCTGGAGAACGACGACGCTCCGACCGGCCTGCCGGCGGTGCATACCGATCGGCACATTCACCCGAACAAGACGGCGGCCGAAGCAGCGGCCAAGGCACGCTTGTCGGCGTTCAACCGCTCCACCGCCGATGTGCGCTTGGAAATGCCCGGCCGTACCGACCTGTTTGCCGAGCGCCCCATCAGCGCCCAGGGCTTCAAGGTCGGACTCGATGGCGACTATCTGGCCGAATCGGTGGAGCAGACCTACACCCAAGCCGGCTGGTCGACCACCGTTGAATGCAACGGTGGCAAGAACGGCAAGGCCAACGCCAAGGGCAAGAAAAAGAAGAAGGAGAAGCAACCGGTCAAGGTCGTCAGCCTCGCATAGCGCTTCTGCGCATCCATCCGCCGCCTTGTGCGGCTTTTTCATGTCTGGAGTTTGTATGTCACTCACTCAGCAGCAGTTGCTGCAGATCCTCCCCAACGCCCGCCCAGTCGCGGGCGTTTTTGTGTCCGCGCTCGGCCCGGCCATGGCGCGATTCCGCATCACCTCGCCGGTGCGGCAGGCGGCGTTTATCGCGCAGTGCGGGCACGAGTCGCAGCACCTGACCAAGCTGTCGGAAAGCCTCTACTACAAAGACCCCGAGCGGGTCGCGCGGATGTTCAAGTATGGCTTTGACCTGAACCGCAACGGTCGCGTAGATCCGACCGAAGTCGAGGACGCCAAAGCCTATCTGCGCAACTCGGAAAAGATGGCCAACCGCGTCTATGGCGGTCGCATGGGCAATGGCCCCGAGGCCTCGGGGGATGGCTACCGCTATCGGGGGCGCGGCTTGATCGGCATCACCGGCCGCGACATGTACCGCCTGTGCGGTCAGGCGCTGGACTTGCCGTTGCTCGATCACCCCGAGCTGCTGGAACAGCCGGAATACGCCGCGCTGTCGGCCGCGTGGTTCTGGTGGGATCGAGGCCTGAACGATCTGGCCGATGCCGGCCTGTTCGACGGTATCAGTCGCATCATCAACGGCGGCGACAACGGCCGCGACGATCGGCGGGAGCTGTGGGCCAAGGCCAAGGCGGTGCTATGTCAGTCCTCGATCTGATGCCGGCGCCGGTGCGCTCCTGGGCGGTCGCCCTGGTGCTGCTGTCGATCGCCGGCGCCGGCGCTGCCGGCAGTTGGGTGGTGCAGGATTGGCGTTACGGTAACCAACTGGCCGATCAGGCCCGCCAGTCCGCCGAGGGGGCGCAGAAGGCCGCCGAGGCGATGGTGGGCGCGCTGGTGATCGAGCAGGGCCGGCGCGTCGCCTTGGAAGGTCGCCTGAGGGTCAACGATGAAAACCACTACAAGGAACTCTCCAATGCAAAGAACGCTCAGCAACGCCTGTCTGATCGCCTTGCCACTGCTGATGTCCGGCTGTCAGTCCTACTCGCCGCCGGTAGCACCGGCACCAGTTGTGATGGGATGCCAGCCACTGCCAGCGCCGGCGGCATGGTTCATGGAGGCGCAAGAGCCGAACTTGACCCAGCGCATGCTCAACGAATTGTCGCCATCACCGATGCCGGCGACCAAGGACTGATTGCGTTGGCGGCATGCCAGTCCTATGTGAGAGAGTTAGTTTTTAATAATTAATGGTCCAGCAATGGAAAATTATTTTATCCAAGGGCTTGTGTTGCCGGAGCGAGCGAAATTTGAACTGAAATGGTCAGTCCATGGTGATCATTTGGCGAGCGGGGAGAGTTACTCTGCCGATGTTTCAATAATCTGTAATCAAGTTTCTATCTGGTTGGAGTCTAATGGTGAAATCCAAGTCCTAGATCTAAAGCATATTGTAAATTATTTAGTTGTTAATCAGCTGTCGGCGGTTTCTTATCTTGTCGGCTGTGTCTATGACTTTCAGATCACAAGGGTCATCAATAGGGGGGCTGGAGTCGATTACGTTTAAGGGATTGAAAATGGGGCCGTTT